CCTGTACAAAAAAGTTTAAACAGATTGATACAAATAGATTACACTGTTAGAGTACAAAGTTTAACAGGTTTTAACGAGGGGTAATAAATGGCATATACCATTAATTTTTCCGACGCAATAAACAAGGGTACTATCACTATTAATGACAATACTATTAATAATGAAACTACTTTAAGACTGCCAGGAAAAAATACGACATCATATGGTACAATAATTGCAGAAAATTTTCTACATCTTTTAGAAAATTTTGCAAATAGCACCGCTCCATCGAGACCTATTGAAGGACAACTTTGGTTCGATACGACAGCAGGAACAGATCAATTGAAAGTGTATGATGGTACCAATTGGGTAGCGTCAGGTGGACTTAAAAAAGCAATCAATCAACCTAGTGCTTCAGAAAGCGTCACAGGTGACCTTTGGGTTGATACAAATGCACAACAACTTTACTTGTTTACAGGAACAGGTTGGGTACTTATAGGTCCACAATATAGTTCAGGACTAACAACAGGCGCAAGTCCTGTTGTGGTTACTGGCACAGATGATTTAAATTACAGTATTGTTAAATTAGAAGTTTCAGCAAAGACTGTGGCAATCATTGCTTCTGATCAGTTTACACCTAAAAGTAACATAGCAGGATTTTCAACTTTATATCCAGGATTAAATTTAAGTGTAGCAAATATCACTGGCGACGGTGTAGGCAAATTTTATGGTACGGCACAAAAGGCAGAAAACCTTGTTGTTGGTACTTCAACTATCGCGGCAGGAAACTTTTTAAGATCAGATACAACAAGTTTAACAAATTTTCCAATTAAAGTAAAAACAGATGACGGTGTAGAAGTTGGAGCGGCAGGTTCTTTCAAAATGTTCGTTGAGAATCAAGCAGGTATATTCCAATTAAGTACATTAGATGAAGAAATAGATTTCAGATTAAACAATCAAGGTCAAACAACAACAGTATTAAGAGTAAGTTCGCAAGGACAAGTTGGTGTAAACAAAACTAATCCAACTCAAGCATTAGACGTAACAGGTAATATTTTATCAAGTGGCTCTATACAATCCGATAGCACAACTGACGCAACGAATGTAAGTTCAGGTTCAATAATTGCAAAAGGTGGAGTAGGCATAGCCAAAAAACTTTATGTTGGTGACGCTACAAATATCGTAGGAGATGTTACAGCAAACAATATTTTACCACAGGCTAACAACACACACAGCATTGGTGCTACGAACAACCAATACAATAATGTATACGCAAATAATTTTGTAGGAAATGTAACTGGAAATGTAAGTGGAACAGTATCTGGCACAGCCGGTCAGGCAAACAAATTAACAACAGCATCAACATTTAATATGACTGGAGATGTTACAGCAACATCATTTAGTTTTGATGGACAAACAGGTGGAACATCTAAAACTTTTGCTACATCTATAAGCAATTCTTTCATAGGAAATCAAACTTTAACAACAACAAGTTCTGTATCAGACGAATTGATAATAAACAGAACATCAGGAACAACAGGTATATTTAAAACTACTGTTGGTTCTATAGTAAACACAATACCTACACCACCAATAGGATCAATTATGATTTATGCAGGTGCAACTGCTCCTACAGATTGGTTAATGTGTGATGGTGCAGAAATAAGCAGAGCAACATACAACAAACTGTTTGGAGTTATAGGTACTCAATTTGGAACGCCAAGCACATCGGCAGTATTCAAAACTCCGGACTTGCGTGGAAGATTCCCATTAGGTAAAGACAACATGGGACAAGGTTCTGCAGATAGAACAACGGCAGTATTTGCTGATAACCTAGGACAAGGTGCTGGTGCAGAAAAGAAAACAATTACAAAAGAAAATTTACCACAACACGAACACAATCTCCAAGCAAACAATGGAGATCAGTTCTTTGCATCTAGAATGATTGCAGGAGCATCAGGTGATGCAGAAGTAACAACTAGAAGTGGTCCAGATTTAAACAACACAGCCGGCGCACAACAATTACCTAACACAGGTGGATTAGCAGGCACAACGGGACAACTATTTGATGTGATGAACCCGTACTTAACACTTAATTACATCATATACAGTGGAGGAATTTAATGAGTTATAAGTTGAACAAAACAGATGGCAGTTTACTTGTTGACCTAGTAGATGGTCAATTGGATACAACATCTAGTGACTTAACACTTATTGGAAGAAACTATTCAGGATTTGGTGAAGTATTAAATGAAAACTTCATTCAACTATTAGAAAATTTTGCAAACAGTGCCGCACCAACTAACCCTACAAGAGGTCAGTTATGGTTCGACACAACAGAAAATAGATTAAAGGTATACAACGGAACGGCATTTACGGCAAGTGGTGGTGTTACTGTTCAAGCAACACAACCTAACATGGTTGCTGGTGATCTTTGGATTGACAGCAATGCAAGTCAATTATATTTCTTTGATGGAACAAATTTAAGACTTGCTGGTCCAACTTATTCAAGACAATCAGGAACTTCAGGCTTCACAGTTGTTAGTGTGTTAGATACACAAAGTATTACAAACTATGTTGTGAAAATGTTCGTAGGCGGTAGCCTAGTAGGCGTACACAGTAACGCTTCATTTACTCCGGCGGCGGGTGCTCAAATCACTGAACTAGTAACAAGTTCAAATACAACTGGTGCAATTACAAAAGGTTTTAACACAGTAGGAACTGATTACAAATTTGTTGGAACATCTACTGTATCGGAAGCATTAAAAGATGGTGCAGGTATAGTAAGAACTGGTGATCAGTATCTTACAGCGGATAGTGATGACACAACAACAGGTGCAATAACAATCCAAAACAATGGTGGATTGACGGTAGGACTTAACAACAACACAAAATTAGAATTCACAAACAATGCGTTCACAGTAGCAAATCAATTAACAGGACAAGACGTAGAAGTAAAAGTTAGAAGACCTGCTGAAACTTCTGCAATAAAAATTGATGCCACAAATGCTAGAGTAGGTATTTTCAAAGCGTCACCAAGTAAAACTTTAGATGTAGGTGGAGATGTAAACATTGACGGTAACCTTGTAGTAAGTGGAACACAAACATCTATAGATGTAACAACTTTAGTAGTTGAAGACAAAAATATTGATTTAGGTAAAAAAGATGACGGCACAGTAGGAAATGATGCCGCAGTAGACGATGGTGGTATCATACTAAATTCATCACAAGGTAATAAAACTTTTGTATGGAAAGATGGAACAGATTCTTGGACAAGTTCAGAAAATATTGATCTTGCATCAGGTAAAGGAATTAAAATTAACACAAATTCTGTTTTAACTGAAACCGCTTTAGGTTCGACAGTTACTTCTGCTCCAGGTCTTACTACAATAGGAACTCTTAACCAAGCAACTATTGCCAATGTAAAAATTGGACCAACAGATGGTTTAATCACAAGTTTAAATGCCAACGCACTAAAATTAGACAGTGCTACAACAAGCATAGAAGTACAGAACAAAAAAATATCAGGTGTTGCAGATCCAACAGCGGCACAGGACGTTGCAACAAAAGCCTACGCAGATGGAAGCACAGTCATTGGAGTGCAATTAGATATTACAGGATTGAATGCAAACGCAGGAAACAATTATGCTCCTGTAGGTGTATTACTAGAAAAATTATTTCCAGCAGGTGGATACGACTCAACAAGTCCGCAACCACCAGGAAGTGGTAACCCATCAAGTCCTTTCTACAATTCAAGCATAGCCGCAAGAGCACAAGGAGTTATTGCTAGAATTAGAACACTTGACTATGGAACAACAGGTGGTTTTAGTATACCTAGTATAAGTTTAGGTTCTTACAAAAACTTTACACCAGTGGACCAAACTATTACAGCGGCACAAAGAACTATTGCTAGTGTTACAACATACGCACAAGATAACTCACTAGGCGCAACTACAAAATTAACAATGACAGCGGCACACTTTTATGAAACAGGACAAGCGGTTGTGGTACAAAACACAACATTCAGTGGTGGTATAGGTACTATTGATGGAAACTACACTGTTCAATCAGCAGAATTTTCAGCGGAAGCACCTAACTATGTTTCAATTACAATAAACTATGATTCACAATCAAGTGGATTGTTAGGTGGTAATTACAATGCATCAAGTGGTACTGCTCAAAGAACTCCAGTGGTAGGATCAGCAAACAAACAAGTATTAGAAGATATCAGTGATCCAACAGGCGTAACTGGTACAATTACTTTTGCTCCGACAACTAAAATACTTCAATTTGGTGTCAACAGTGGTGCATGGGAATTTGATAGAGAAATTACATAGGATAACGATAAATATTAGAAACAAAGGGCAATATGGCATATACAGTTAATAATTTTACAGGAACATTAATAGCAACAGTAGAAGACGGTACTATTGATAACACTACTAACCTAAGATTTATAGGTAAAAACTATGCAGGTTATGGTGAAATTCAAAACGAAAACTTCTTGCATATGTTGGAAAACTTTGCTGGAGGCACTGCACCGTCAAGACCAGTGTCAGGTCAGTTATGGTTTGACAGTTCTCTTTCAAAATTAAAGTTTTATGATGGTGCTAAATTTAGAACAACTGGTGGTGCTGAGATTAGTTCAACTGCTCCAACAGGTTTAACAACTGGTGACTTTTGGTGGGACACTGCTAACAGTCAATTGTATGCATGGGACGGATCTAGTTTTATTTTAGTAGGTCCACAAGGTGTAGGTTCAACAGTAACACAATTTACAAGTAGACAGATTCAAGACACTTTAGGTGCTCAACAACTTATAATTGAAGGTAAAGTAAACAATGTGACAGTGGTTGCATTCAGTTCAACAGAATTCACAATAGACTCAACTCAATCGTCAAACACAATTACAGGCTTTGACGTAATTAAAAAAGGTATTACATTAGTCAATACTCAAGCGGCAACTAACGGTGTAACTTCAACTGATCACAGATTTTTTGGAACTGCTTCAAACTCAGATAGATTAGGTGGTTTTATAGCAAGTGATTACTTGAGATCAGGTAGCACAAATTTTAGTTCAATTGTAAGATTTGCAGATGCAGGTTTTACTGTTGGTGATTCAAATGATTTTAAAGTTTCAATAGCAAATGGTAACGAAGGTGTACTTGCAAATGAAGTTGGAACGAAAATAGATTTCAAAGTAAATGTTAACAACGTTGTAACAAGTATTGCAGAAGTTGTAACAACTGGTATCAATCCAGGAAGCGGAAACAGAACATTAGGTACTGCAACCGACAAATGGTATGAGGTACACGCAACATCTTTAAAAGGAAATTCAGACACAGCCACAGCAATATTGCAAGGTGGTACATCATATCCAGGTAGCACAACTGCACAGGTGAACACAGTTGCATTAAGAGACGCAACAAACACAATAGCGGCAACCACTTTCAGTGGTAGAGCAACGCAGGCAAATTATGCTGACTTGGCAGAGATTTACAAAACAGATCAAGAATACCCAGTGGGAACAATAGTATCAATTGGCGGAGATGCAGAAGCAAGATCAGTTGAAGCAGGTGATCCAGTACTTGGAGTAATATCTGAAAATCCAGGATTTTTAATGAACAAAGACGCTGAAGGTCAAGCAGTTGCTTTTGTTGGTAGAGTACCAGTTTTGGTAAAAGGTGCTATTTCCAAAGGCGAAAGAGTATATGCAAATGGTGGCGGTTTTGGAACAACAGACGCAAATGGCGAACAAATTGGTTTTGCCCTAGAATCGAATTCAGAAGAATCCACGAAACTTGTTGAGGTAGTATTGCGCCTGGTAAATAACTAGAAGGAGCAATAATGGCTTTAGTTACAGCAACAAGATACAACACATTAAGACAATCAATTACAAATGTTTTAGAAACAGGATCTGGTGATAGTGGCTATGGTCAAACTGCAACCAGTTCAAGTATTTCAACAGGTGACATAATTCAAGCAACGCAAATTAATTCCATCTACGAAGACATCAGAAAATGTTACAAACACCAAAATGGTGGCAATCCAGCAAGTAACCAATTACAACAGGTTAGTGCAGGTGATCTTGTCAAAGACACTGACGGCGTTAACTATTCTGGTTGGGATCAATACGAAGCATTAGCACTTAACATAAGCACAAACAGATTAACAGTTGCTGGTGGACAGCAAGTGATTACAAGTGCGTCATCAAGAACAAGAGGCAGTTGGAACGGAGACATCACTTTAGTATTAGATGTAACATTTGGCAGTGCTGACGCAAGAAGATATTTCTTTAATCAAGGAGGATTTATAAGATTGACGAGTTCAGTGTCAGGTGGTAGTTCAAAAGACAGCAGTTGGAACACTATGTTATCAGGCGCTGGTAATGTTGACTTCAAAGCACACGGCACAACAGCATCAGGCGGAAGCGGTAGTGCATCAGGTTCGCTAGGCAATTACGAATTAACTTCATCATATCAATACATCTACCAAAGATTTGATGGCGGTGGTGGAGCCTACAGTGCCAATGATTATTACATCGAAGCACAGTCACCAAATGCAACACAAATCCAATTTAGATTGGTATGGCGTGATCAAGCAGGTGGTAATATTGACGAATCAGTATCCAATTTAAGTTATGATGCCATTACAGGAACAGCAACTACGGACATAATTGGTACAGCACCGGGTATAGCAGAAGGTTCCGGCACTAATTTCTAATATCTTATTTGACTAAAATCCAAAAATAAAGTATAATATCTTGTAATATCATGGATAAATCACTTAAAGAATCTTTGGATCACGCAACCAAGATGAAAGTCTACAATAATCAATTGCGATTGTTGAAAGAAAAATATCTTGAACGCAACATTCATTTCACAATTGGTCATCAATTTACAATAGATTTAAAACTAATAAACTATTGCATCACACTTAAAAACCAAGACAAAACAAAAGACGTAATCATGCTAGATGATTATGACCTTCCTGTAAGGATAGCAGACTTAGAATCCTTTTACACTGACATATTGGACTTGTACCAACAGAATCTTAATGCTTATATTGTTGAGTACAACAAACTTGTACAAGACAAAGGCAGAATTTAATGAGCAGAGGTGTTGTATTATTCGCTTTTAACAATAAAGCAATCAATTACGTAGAACAGGCTGAATTCTGTTGCAAGAAAATACAGAAACATTTACAGTTGCCAGTCACAATAGTTACGGCAGATAAGGTGCCTAACAAAGATTTGTTTGACAAAATAATTGTTATTCCAAAAGAAGAGAATCAGACAAGGAACTTTTATGATGGCGACACAAAACAAAAGGCTTTCTGGAATAACAAATCAAGAACATCTGCATATGACTTATCTCCTTACGATGAAACAATAGTGATGGATACAGACTTTATTGTGCAAAACGATTTACTGCTTAAAGTGTTTGGCAAAGGACATGACTTCTTGATCAATCAGGAGGCACAACATTTAGACTTTGAAAGCAATATGACAGATGAAATGAAATACATTAGCGACAGTGGTATAAAGATGTGTTGGGCAACTGTATTCTATTTTCAGAAATGTGATAGAGTAAGACGTTTATTCACTTTAATAAATCATATAAAAGATCACTGGAGTTTTTACAGATTCAGATATCAACTATTACAAAATACGTACAGGAATGATTTTGCTTTTGCGATAGCACTGCACATTATAAATGGTCACATGAAAAGCGATTGGCCTATCCAATTGCCTATAAAATTATTTTACATCACAGATAGAGATAAAATTGTTTCCTACAAAGACAACACATGGAAGTTTAAATTGCAGGGTGAGTTGGATTGCAAAATCGAAGACATGAACATTCATGTAATGAATAAAATAGGTTTAATGAAAGTAATAAAAGATGAATAAGGGTATCTGTTTATTTGCACAAAAGAACGAAAGGTCTGATTATTACAAACAGGCAGTTGCCTGTGCTATGAGTATAAAGTCTTTCAATCCAGATGAAAAGATATGTCTTATTACAGATATGAAAGTAGCAAAAGCAGATGAAAAGTATTTTGATGTTGTAAAAGATATACCTGGTAAAGACCTAAGCACAAATTCAACTTGGAAAATAGAAAATAGAAGTAAAATTTATAACACATCACCGTTCGAAAGAACAATAGTTTTAGACGTTGATATGCTAGTGCTAGAAAATTTACAAAATTTCTGGACTTTATTGGAACCATACGAACTATTTTACACAAACAAAGTTAAAACTTATAGGAATGAGATCGCAAATGACGATTTTTATAGGAAAGTCTTTGTGCATAACCAACTACCCAATGTGTACTGTGGATTACACTATTTTAAGAAATCCGCAAGTAACGAAAAATTTTACGCACTGGTGTCAGACGTAGTAACAAATTATAAAGAATACAGTGAACGGTTTGCAAATAATTTTAAACAGACATGGTGTAGTATGGATGTTGCGACAGCAATAGCAATAAAACTACTAAACAAAGAACATCAGGTGTTTAGTAAGAGCAATGTGTTAACATTTACACACATGAAGCCTAAAATACAAAATTGGAAAGCCGATGTTAAAAATTGGACAGCATATATTGATTATAACTTCAATAAACACAAAGAACTCGCTGTGGGCAATATCATTCAAACAGGAATTTTCCATTATGTGGAGGATAATTTTGTTAACGAACAACTAATGGAGAATTTAAAATGAAACCATTTGTAAGACCGCCGTTAGTAATCACGACAGAACCAACTAAACACAATTTTTATGTGACATTTAATCCAGACACAGGCAAAGTTACAGGAATGACTCCACAAAAACAAGGCAACTGCGTAGCAATTGATGAGTATCTAGCAAATCAAATACAAAAAGGTGTTAAAACATTTTTTGATTTCAAAGTAGAACTACAAGACAACCAGTATGTTCTTGTTCAGAAAGATGCAGTTCAGGTAAAAGACAACAATGTTGATGCAATGGCTGTTGTTGAGAACAAATTTTTGTATGAAATAAAATATAACGACACAGACTCTTGTATAAGATTTACTTTAAGCAAAAATAATAAAAAATTTATTGTCACAATAGATGATACACTAGCAGATAATCTGTCAGAAACAATTGATATGAAAAAAACTAACGTGTACAACTTTTTTACTACCGACCAAGACAATACCATGATAGTGGATAGTATTTTAGAAGTAAATCTAAATGATTTGATAAAGAACAGACAGGTAGAAATTAATTATACGCCTAATTTTGTTCCAAGACTATTTTGCAGGAAATTATACAATTATTCTTATGAGGTATTAGATGAGTTTTAAAATTGCTGACACAGATTTTATATTTTTAAGTTTCGACGAGCCAAATGCTGAAAAAAATTTTGCCGATTTGAAAAAGAAAGTACCATGGGCGAAAAGAGTTCATGGTGTGTACGGGTTTGATGCCGCACACAAAGCCTGTGCTGACGCTTCAGATACAGATAGGTTTATCACAGTAGATGGTGACACCATAATTGAACCTGATTTTACAAAAGTTATAGTGGACTTACCCAGTCTTGGAGTAGATAACACATATCAATTTAGTTGGTGTGGACGAATAGACCTTAATGGATTACAATATGGCAACGGAAGTTTAAAATGTTGGACAAAAGACTTTGTGCGTCAAATGAAGACACATGAAAACCATGATGGCAAAGATAAAAATGTTATAGAGTTTTGTCATTTTGACAACTATTACCAATTTAACGAAAATTTTTCAACAAGTTATATTAATGCAAGTCCTTTCCAAGCCTGGAGAGCAGGTTTTAGAGAAGGAGTTAAGATGAGTCTTGATAGAAATGCACGTGTAAACAATATAAAAGATTTATGGTGGCAAAATTATCAAAGATTACTTGTATGGTTAAATGTTGGTGCAGATGTCGACAATGGATATTTTGCTATACATGGTGCAAGGCTAGGTTGTTATCTTACTAATTGTACAGATTGGGATATTGTTCAAACAAGAGAGTTTGACTTCTATGAAAAATATTGGAGATTAGAACTTAATCCAAATGACAATGATAATCCATTTACAGAAGAACGTTGCAAAAAACAAATTGTAGACCTAGGTAATAAAATTAAAGAAAAACATGATATGGAATTCGGGACAGAACCTTTAAGTCCAGAACAAAGTAAATTTTTTAAAGAAGTATATCTTAATACTCCAAGGATATGGAAAAGGAGAGGTAATGTTTGATATAATTTTTATTTCCTATCAAGAACCTAACGCAGAAGAAAATTTTAAACAGTTGCAAAATAGGTTTCCTATTGCACAAAGAGTACATGGAGTAAAAGGAATACATCAAGCACACATCGAAGCCGCTAAAAAAGCCTGTACAAAAATGTTTTATGTGGTGGATGGAGATGCATTAATAGAAGAAGACTTCAACTTTGATTACAAAGTGCCGGAAAAGGATATGAATGCTGTTCACGTATGGCGTAGCAAAAATCCAGTAAATGAATTAGTGTATGGATATGGCGGTGTAAAACTATTGCCCACCAATTTGACATTAAATATGAATACAGAAACTACTGATATGACTACAAGTATAAGTGATAGATTTAGACCAATGGAGCAAATATCAAATGTTTCCGCTTTCGATACGACACCCTTCAACACTTGGAAAAGTGCTTTTAGAGAGTGTGTAAAATTGTCTAGCAAAGTCATTGACAGACAAGAGGACAGTGAAACAGATGCAAGACTAGATGCTTGGTGCAAGTCAAATGATTTAATTGCTGTTGACGGAGCAGTAGCAGGTAGAAAGTATGGAACAGAAAATAAAGGAAACAAAGAAGCAATTTCAAAAATAAATGATTTTGCTTGGCTAGAAGAAATTTACAAAAATGCAAACTAATTTTGACATACCATTTAAAAATATAATAGAAGTTGGACAACAAACTATGTTGGATCAAAAACTTTTTTCTGTAAGTTGGATATTAAGTAGATTTTGTAATTACAACTGCTCGTATTGTTGGCCCTATGCTCATAGCAACAAAGCGGACCATAGACCTTTAGAACAATACAAACAAACTATAGATGAAATAAAAAGACAAGCAAGAGACAATGGCTTTACAGATTTTCATTTTAGTTTTAGTGGTGGTGAACCTACTGCGTATAAAAAATTTTTAGAACTGATTGAATACTACAATCAGGACCCAGACACAACATATCAAAGTATTCACATGACAACAAATTTAAGTCCTGGTATGAAATGGTGGGAGCGTTGGTTAGATGCTACAAAACAATTATCACGAAGATCAATCACTGCAAGTTTTCATCATGAATTTGCAAACGAACAAGAGTTCGGAGATAAAATCTTAATGCTTACTAATCGTGATGTATTTGTAACAATAAATCAAGTTATGGTTCCAGAACTATTTGATGAACTTTATCAACGATGCAAAAGATTTCATGAGAGAGGAATCAACGTTACACTTAAACCTCAAAGCGATCCAACAGCAAGTTTTATTGTTGATGGATACACTGACGAACAAAAAGAACTTTTACAACAAGGTTTCCCGCAACAGTTTCCACAAAAATATTATAACAATTTCGACAGTTTTGAATCCAACTGGTCCGATAGAGTAGATAATAAAATATATCAATTGAAACTTATAGATAATAAAAAGAAAGAATATTACCTAGATCAAGCAGAAAGATTAAATGCTTTTGGTTTTAATAAATTTCAAAATTGGACTTGCAATGCAGGATTTCAAAGTTGTATTGTGAGGGAACCAGGTGGCGAAGTAAAAAGAAGTTATAGTTGTCACGATCAACCTCTAGGGTCTATAGACGAAGGATTTAATTTATTTAAAACTGCCATGCCTTGTATAACGCCTAGTTGTGTTAGCAGTGCAGACAGCAAAATACCTAAAAAGAAAGAATGCCCATGTGGACGATCTCCTACAGGTAGATGTTGCGGTTGGCATAACTTATCAGAAGAAGATTATAAAAAGAAGTTAGAGGAATATTACGCAGATGTATAAATTTGAAGACATAAGAGACGTGCATTTAGAAATTACAAGCAAGTGTCAAGCAAAGTGTCCGATGTGTCCGCGAAGGATAAATGGTGGACCAATGAATCCATTCATTAAATTAGATGACATCACTCTAGATAGATTTAAGGAATGGTTTCCAAGACAGTTTATACAACAATTGAACAGTATGTTTATGTGTGGAAATTTAGGTGATCCGATTATTAGTAGAGACACAATGGAAATATTTGAACATCTACGTGAAGTAAACCCTCGTATGAAATTGAGTATGCACACAAATGGTAGTGCAAGGGAGACAGGCTGGTGGAAAGAACTTGCCAAACATAGAGTAATTGTAACTTTCGGCATAGATGGCTTGGAGGATACACATCATCTATATAGAATATCAACTGACTTTAACAAAATTATAGACAACGCAAAGGCTTTCATAGGTGCTGGCGGATATGCCAAATGGCATATGCTGGTGTTTGAACACAACGAACATCAAGTAGAAGAAGCAAAACAAATGTCAGAGGAACTAGGTTTCAAGATGTTTACAACAAAAAATACAACAAGATTCAAGGATGATCATTTCCAAGTAATAGATGAAAAAGGAAATCCTTTGCACAAATTGAGACCATCGGAAAAAAGTAAAGCAATGATTCCAATGATGAAAGAAGCAAGTAAAGATATAAAACCAAACATAATTTGTAAAGCAAAAAAATATAACCAAATCTATGTTAGTGCTTGTGGAAATGTTTCACCGTGTTGTTGGTTAGATGTTGAATGGATGCCACCTACACAACCTTCAAGAATGGATTATATGAAAAAAATTAACAAGTTTCCTAATTTGTATAAGGAATCTTTAAAGGATATTTTTGACAGCAATTTTTTCCAAGACATAGAAAGCACTTGGGAAATAACTCCCTTGCGTGAATGTAGTAGACAGTGTGGAGCATTTGATAAGTTAGGAGCACAATTTGAAGATTAATATAAAAGATGTTTTGTTTTGGATGGATGCAATCAGAGAATCTGATGATAGATATCGTACCCTTGAAAGTTTCTGGAAAGGTCAGATCAACAGCAAAGTTTGGTTGATTGAACATTTAGAAAAGTATCATCAAAATAGACCATACAATATATTATTATGCGGCGGATGGAACGGAGTACTTGCGACACTATTGTTTAATAGTAGGCTAGATATTACTAGAATTGTAAGTATGGACATTGATAATAAATGTGAAGATATTGCATACAATATGAACAAAGATTATGAAATGCAAGGCAGATTCAAAGCAATTACTTCCGATATGTTGGCTTACAACGATTATGATAAACACAATTTAATAATTAATACTGTATGTGAACACATGACACCAGACCAATACAACGAATGGTTGGATAAATTGCCATCAAACAAAAGGATTGTATTACAGAGCAATGACTATTTCAGTCATGAAGAACACGTCAATTGCAAACAAACATTAGAAGAGTTTCAAAAAGATTGCAATTTAAATGTAGATATCGCTGGCACTATGCCAACAGAAAAATATAATAGATTTATGATAATAGGAAATACTAAATGAAAGCACCAGTAAATTTTTCAGATAGAGTTGCTTATAGAATTACAATGTTTTTGCGTTGGATAGCAGATAGTTTTTTTAAAAAGAGATATGGACACAGGGCGGTTGTATTAGAAACTATCGCAGGTGTGCCAGGCATGGTTGCAGGTATGTGGAATCATTTACGTAGTTTAAGAAAAATGAAACCAGACGACAGAGGTTGGATTAAAACTCTGTTAGCAGAAGCGGAAAATGAACGTATGCATTTGATGATTTTTATGAGAATAGCAAAGCCTAATTGGATAGAACGTTGGGCGATTATTACAGCACAATTTATTTTCTGGCATTTTTATATGTTCTTGTACATATTTTTTCCGCAGTGTGCTCATAGAATGGTTGCATATTTTGAGGAACAAGCCTGCATAAGTTATACTGAATATCTAAAAGAAATAGATGAGGGTAGAGCGGAAAATATAAAAGCACCTAAAATTGCAATCGATTATTATAATTTAGATAAAGACGCAAAACTTCGTGATGTTGTTATTGCAGTTCGTAAAGATGAAGAAGGACATAGAGACGTAAATCATGACATGGCAGATCAAATTAGAAGAAAAAGGGCAGGATTAATATAATGATAATGAGCAACAAAGACATAGAAGAATATCATAACATAGGGTTGGATACAGCCACAAAAGTCTTTAATAAATTTAAAGACGGAACTTTGCCTTGGTTAGAATTAGACATTGACTTTAAAAATTTTATTAATAAAGAAGAATTAAATTCAGTAGATCCTTACTATGTGCCACACAGAAGTGACGAGTACGGCAACAAAGGTTGGAGCAGTTGTTGTTTACATGGTTTGGGAATGGACTTGACTGAGGTAGCAGGACAATACGGATACAAAGATGAATTAAATGCTCCTTATGATTGGACAGCATTGACTGAAAATGCACCACTGGCTACAAAGTTTTGGAAACAATTTCCCGCTGAAAGATATAGCAGAATAAGATTTATGAAATTAGAATCACACGGAAAAATTGAATGGCATGACGATCATCCAGGACATGAATTGCCCAATGATCTTTGTGATTACTTGATTCCAATTAATGTTGCGATAGTAAATCCAGCATTATGTTATATGGAGTTAAAAGACCATGGACTTGTTCCTTGGCGCAATGGTAAAGTGTATCTAATTAATATTCTAAAACAACATAGAGTAGAAAACAATTCTAATGTTGACAGGATTCATATGATAGCACAGGCACACATTGGAAACAAACGTAAAGAATTTAATGAACTATTAGACAGGAGTTTGAAGAAAAATGGCATTCGAATTTGAAGCACCTAATTTAAAGCACAAAAATATTATTTTTATCTGTAGTACAAATTTTCATTTAATAAAAAATAATGCTACAAAAGAAACAATAATGAATATAGCAGAATACGGTATTACAAATATTACCAGTAATGGTTACAATGTTTGGATTGCTATAAGTGAAACTGTAAGTTTACAACAAGCAGTCGACAAGTATGATTACGCAGTGGTATATACACCAGACACTGAATTCGAAGGTGGTAAATTTTTTGAACATCTGCATGAATTGATTAAGAAAGACTTTTTTATTGCAGGTCACGTGTTGGATAGAAAAGAAGGATACTACGAACTTCATGAACAATGTTATGTTGTTAACTTAAACAAATATAAAGAATTAGAGTGTCCAGATGTGGGCGAGGCAGAGCCTGATGCAGAACATATGGATAATGAACCTATACGTAGTGATGAAAACTTTCACGACGACTACACACCTCTATGGGTCAAGCCAGGAGATACTCCTAAGAAATACACACACAAATGGCATGGTTGGAATCTTGTTAGAACTGCTTTAGACAATGGTGAAAATATCATTGTGTTCGATGAAGACATTAGACATTCAAAAAGATGTTATTATGCACCACACGAAACGGACTTTATGGAGAATAGCAAACACATATACCACAAATACAATTTAAGTGCAAGTAGACTGTTTTATCCTATCAATACAGAAGAGGTGCTTGATGTTCCTATGAAAGGTCCAATTAGTCAGTTGATAATGCCGGCAAGTGGATTTAATTGGGTAAGTTACTTGGACAAATATGGAATACAAGATGAAAAAAATACGGAAGTTATTTTTTATGATTACAATCCTACTGCACTTTATTATATGCAACAAACAATAGAAAATTTCGAAGGAGGAGATTATCATAAATTCCTTAAGAGTGTAAACAAGCACAAAACAAATGACTGGATAGACAGCAAGATGGATATAGCAGATTACATGAGCAAAGTCAAAAACTTCAACAGATACAAAGACGAGGTTAAATTTAAATTTGTAGAATGTGATTTACTTAATGATTTTCATTTAAAATTAAAAAATGATCCCAACACAATTTTCCATGTAAGTAATATTTTTGCATACGAGCCAACTGCTCCTTTTATAGGAACCAAGCATAGAGTTTACAAAGAAAATCAATTAATAAAATATCTAAACGAAAAATATGACAAAATAAACTTAATTGTGTCTGTACACGCATGGGACGGATTTGTTGAATATCCTATACACTCAGGACCGATAAGTAAATTTACAGAATGCGACATTGAAGATTTAAGGGCACCTCTTTGGAGATTTGGTAAAGAATGGAAAAAAGAAACGGACACAGATGACGGACAGCAATGAATACTGGTTAAATCCAGAAGACTCACAACTAGGTAAATGGCAGAGAGAGTTAGCCAAAGTATCTAACAGTAATACTTTTTGTATTCTGCCTTGGATACACTTTGCAACAAGACCTAATGGAGATATGCGACTATGCTGTTCAGCAAATGCCAGTGGAGCAGGCTCAGATCATGAAGTAGGTATTATTAAGAAAGAAGATGGCACACCTGCCAACTTTGGAAAAGATACTCCTATGAGTGCTTGGAATAATGAATATATGAAAAGTGTTAGAACGACTATGCTTAAAGGACAAATACCTGCTAGTTGTAATAAATGTTTCCAAGAAGAAAAAGTAGGCGTAGTAAGTAAACGTATTTGGGAAACTGGAACATGGCACAAAGATGGCGTTGATATTCATGAATTAATAAGACAAACAAAAGAAGATGGTACTGTGCCTGAAGAATTAGTTTACTTAGATTTACGTTTAGGACACACTTGCAATATTAAATGTGTAATGTGTTCTCCACATGACAGTAGCAAATGGGTAAAAGATTGGCAGACACTGATGCCACAATTAGAAAACAAGCACGTAAAGGATCAATTGCAATGGGGCAAAAAAGAATTCAATAACTTCTGGTATGAGAAACCAGAGTTTTGGGAAGAAATGTACAAGCAAATACCCAATCTAAAACAAGTTTATTTTGCAGGCGGCGAACCGCTTATGATTAAAGAGCACAAAAAATTTATTGAAGAAATTATAAGACAAGGATATCAAGACAAAATTTTACTTCGTTACAACTCTAATGGTATTTTAGTTGACGAAGACCTAATAGAATTGTGGAAAAAATTTAAAAAAGTTAAATTTGCAATTAGCATGGATGCAATAGAGAAACGTGATGAGTATATTAGATTTCCAACAAATTGGGACACAGTTGAAAAGAACTTGCGTATGTTGGACGAAACTCCAGATAACATACAAACAAGTTTAGCAACAGCAATACAAATATTCAATGTAAAACACTTACCAGAATTCATGAAATGGAAAGTACAAAGCAAATTTAAAAAACTTAATCTAGGCACTGTGCCAGGTGACATACAAATGGGTGGTGGTCTAGTTAATATGCACTTGTTGTACATTCCTACTTTCCTAAGTATACAAATTTTACCTAAAGAGGATAAGCAAGAAGTAGAAGAACGTTTCAAAGAATTCAAAGGTTGGCTATGGGACAATTATAGACAGGACGATGATTATTGGAAACATAATCCTTACGGATGGAAGAGATGGGACGCAGTGGTTAAGCATATGAACGCACAAGACAATTCATACTTGTTGCCAGGATTTAAGGAATATGTAACTAAATTGGATGCTATAAGGAAGGTTGACGCCAAGCAAGTGTTTCCGGAGTTGTCACATCTTCTATAAGTTTTAACACTTCTTTACTGCCATCACTACCCATATGGTTCAATCTAAATTTAAAAATATTTTGTAACCAAGGTAGATTATTTTCACACCAACCGCTAATAGGGTCAGTTCTACAACTAATATAGTATAAAGGTTTACGTACTTCTGTGCCATTGCGCCATCTATATAAGAAATTAATATCTTTTAATTGTGCTTCAGACCACGGTTCAACTTTAGTATCTCCGAAACTCCATAGGTGTATAATTTTTCCTTTGCATTTAGAAAGATATTCATTGTCTAACCAATAAGCCGCTGTTTGAAAGTTCAGTCTTTCTTTGTCCCATTCTATTAAATGTTCGTAGTATTGCCTTGCCGCTTTGTGTTTTTTACTTCTATGAGCATAAGCACTAGGCGGAGTGATATCTCCAGTGCGATGATATATTCTAAAAGGATCGGTCCAAGCAAACACAATGTAATCTAGATTTATAAACTTATGGAAGTTTTGTTTGAAATGTATCATAGTATTCCAATAACTAGAACCACTCACTCCAACGTTTACAATTTTAGCATCATACTTGTCCGCAAGTTTACCCATCCAATTATTCTTTCTAGGATGTGTTACAAAACTGTCGCCGAAAAAACCTATCGTCCTTTTGGCACTTGAACGTCCGCTATACATACACACCTTTCTTGAGTACAAAAAGTACTGTTCACAGGAAATTGTAATTCAGGATCATCATACTTTAATCCTGTAAAATTACCTAATTCTACTCTGCAACCTGCTCCCAAGTATACTCTTTTGTCATAGTTAATATAAATTCTGTTAATACCTGCTCTGCATTGATAATGACGCCAATCAGTAACACCATTTGTTACTGCCCAATAAGGATCAAAGTCTTTTCGTGACAATACCATTTCGCCTTTTTCATTTGTGTCTGCAACGTACATATACATATCTCTGTTTAGTTTTGCATCTGCTTTTTCACTTATTCTATCTTGTGGTCTTATCACTTTGTTGAAAATATTTTTTTGTTCTGAATTGTAAGGATACAAGTCACGTTCATCTGCTGTATCTGTTTCCCATATGTGGTGCAATGGTTTCGCTTGTATACCCCAATTTTTATTTCTACTTGATTTAAGATCCTCAATTATCTGCTTACACTTATCGAATTCATCTGGTTTAATCATTACATGACATATACTATCAACACCTACGTCTATAAGATAGTCGCAGACTTCTACAATATGTTTTGTGTCTACAAATTCAGGATGAATACTAAAATGCACTGCGAAAAAATTTTTGTAATTGTCTTTCCACCACTGCATTTTCCTACTTCCATTTGTTATAGGAATAATAAAATTGTTTGGTTTACTATTGATATATTCACATAGGTCAGCAAAGTGTTTATAAAGAGTAGGCTCTCCTCCACCAAACTTCCAAATATAGTTTTTCATACCCATATTGCCATAGTGTTCATGTAAACGATCTATAAATTTAATGCTTTCATCTAAATCAATCCAAGGAAAGGAATTGTCGTGTAGCACTGGCAAACAGTAAGAACAGTTGTAATTACAAGTGTTACCAAGTGTCCATTCTATTTGTAATACTCTATCAAATTCCTGGAATTTATATCCTGTTCTTCTAACTTCCATTTTTAACTTTGGTTATGTTTATGTCCGCGGCACACGTACACCAATCTCTTGTGCAGTCTATTGGCTCAGTAGGTTTTTTAAATGTGCCTTTGTAAATATTTCCTAAACTGCCTCCCACTCTACAAGTTGCTCTATGCACGTCGCCGTCCCAATTAATCATTAAACTTTCTAAGCCTGCGTTGCATTTCCAATTTTTGAATTGGTTAGTTTTTTCAATTAGCATATCATTCACGTTGCAAGTTTTTGGTCCATTGTCTACCAAAACGTTGTGTGGTGGATTATGATTTTCCAATTTCAAAAATTCCAATTCTTCCGGCGAGTACCGATTCATGTCTTCAAAAATATCGTGTGTTTTGGTCCAACGGATAGGTCTTAATGCAAACTTTATTTGCTCCTCAGAAAGGTGTCTACAAACGTCTCTTACGTCATTTAAACGACCAGGAAGCATCATTACGTGTACAAGTATATTTTTGTTTTGCGACCCTTGTGCGGCCCTTAAAATTGATTTCAATACTTTTTGGTAGTCGTATTCAAAGTGTAAACTGAATACCAAATGATCTACCAAATTGTCTAAAAGGTGTATGTAATATTTGCCAGTCCTTGTTCCATTTGTTGTTACATTTAACCAACTTAATTTTGGTCTTGCATATTCTAAAAGTTCTAAAAATTTTGGATGCACACAAGGTTCTCCTCCAGTAAAACTAATTCTTACTTTTGTTCTCAAGTCAGGCATTGAACTTATCAAATCATCAACTGCATTTTTTAAAATTTTTATGTCTGTGTGCTTACTGAAATTATCGTGTATCTCTGCAGGACAATATGTACAATCATAATTGCATCTTTTTCCAAGGTTCCATTCTACTTTTACACTCTCCTGTACGTGCTTATATAGGTGTTCAACTCTAAACATAATTTGCAAACTCCGGATTTATCTTTTCAAAAGGTCCTTGGTTTCTTGTTTCATCTAATTTCCTATTAAAGTCTACGCAGTCGTCCCAATATTGGTGTAGGTCTTTTGCCTGTAAAAAATTAATATTGTCTTGTATTTGTCTTAAAGTAATTTTTTCCAGTACAGGATGTTTTTGTATTATAGGATAGTCTTTTACTTTATCTTTCATTGCTTCTAATTTTACAACCACTGCTTGTTTTAACTTTTCCGGGAGAACTTGCGCCGACAATGCCCGAGGATAATTTACTCTATGACTGTAAAACACAATCTCCATATCTTTTAAAAAGTAATCAATGACTTTGTCTATCTGTAAAATATTATTTGCTTGAACTGTGAACGCACCTACAATACGACTTACTGAGGGTATTTTTTTCATTTCTTTTATATTGTGTTCAACGTCTGCAAATTTTCCGTTACCTCTAATGTATTCGTATGTGTCATGCAAACCATCTATACTAACGTTTACTGCAACACTTTTAAACTTGGGCCAATACTCATGCACTGTTCTGCCACCCTTTATACCTAAGGTTGTACCGTTGGTTGCATATTTTATTTCAATATTTTTTCCATTCTTGGATAATAAGTCTAATATTTTATAGTGCGAAGGATCCATTAATGGTTCACCACCTGCAAATTCTACACGTTTGAAATAAGGCAATAGTTTTTCCAAGTTTTCCCAGAAATGTAATTTGTCTTCGAACAATCCTACGTATGGTGCTTTCTCCAATCCTAAATTTTTCACTGCGTCTACAAGATAGTTTCCTTCTTTTTCATAGTGTGATACAATGCTTTTCCAATCTTTCCATTGTGTACTGTCTAAAGGATTACACATTCTACACTTTAAATTACAAAGATTATTAATCTTAATCTCCATTGTGGGCAATTCAAATGGCATACTGTAATCAGCACTTAAACTGTCTAAAGCATTCGGATACAAATTAATCCTAGATTCTGGCGAAGAGTCTGTGATGTGTCTTTGTCTTAAACTTTGTACGCCTTGGTCTTCTAGGTCAAAGCAAGGTTGACACACATCAGGTCTCTCACCATTTAGTACCTGTCTTCTAACTTCTTTCATTGCATCTGAGTTCCATGCTTCTTCTAAACTCATATCTTTAATATTGCCAATAGGAAGACTACGGCAACACACTTTAATTGCTCCGTCCTCTCTAGTTGCTAATCCAGTAAATGGATGCATACAAAAAGTTTTACTCTTTGTCACTGTTCGCTACTCCCCATTCTCGTTCTTTACACCAAAAACATTTACCACACGTTGGCACGGGCGACCCTGGCACATACGTCTTATAGTCTAAGTCTCCAAAGACATCAGGGTATATGTTAGCGTCACCTTCACAACTTCTAGTAAGATCAAATAGGTCCATTATGCCTAATTTTTTGTATTGAGCAACTATCCAATCTTTCTTTACGTATGTGAATGGGTGACAAGCATAGCCGCCCATGTGTGGTTTGATGAGTCTATCAAGTGTCTTATCACCTAAAGAGTCTATAAAGACATCTCTGTCTGCTAGACGTTCATCAAATTCTTTGTCCGGGTTTTGTGTTACACCACAATACCAAGCATCTAATTTTTCTGTGTGTGCCACGTATTCTGCGTGGGACCTTAATTCTATTTGATTTCCGCTTTTTAATTTTCCGTATTCGTCAACGATGTTTGGACCTTTTGAACCCCATTCTAAATCTGGAGCAATAAAATTTTCGTGTCTTTTAAATTCTATATTTGGAAATGATTTGACCAACCAATTGTAAACATCTAAACTATTTTGTTTTTGCCAAGGTCTAGTTTTCCAACATCTAATATTTGTTATGATGTGTACCTTTGTAAGCCATAAATTTTGTGTGATTATACTGCATAATAAAACAGACATCAATGCACTGTCTAAACCACCACTTACACTAATACCAATTCTTTTCCATTGATCAGATAAAGGAAATATAACTCCGTTTATCTCATGGAGAATCTTTTGATACAGACTATTTTGATATACGTTTTTTATAACATTGTTAGACATAATTTGGACATTAATATTTATCGTGTTTATATACGCATATTATTTTTTCCGATAAGTACGTTATGCTCACAGTAGTTGGTACCAAAATAAATTACAAAGAAATCTACGATTTGGTAAAAAATTTACCCACAGGTAAAAATGTTTTAACCAAACCTAGAGGCGACTTCTTTTATGATCCACATATCTTGGATGAACAATACAAGGGTACCGAAATAGAAAAAGTTTTAGACCTTATACCTATGCACGGCGAAGCAAGAGTTATTGTAATGGAACCAGGACAAAGTTATTCTGCCCATGCTGATGTAGATGATAGATGGCATTTAACTTTGGATGCTGACGAAAGTTACCTTGTAGATTTAAAAAATCAAAAGATGTACAAATTAGTTGCAGATGGTACACTATATCTAATGGATTCGGGAAGATTACACACCGCAAGTAACTATGGATACAAACCACGATATCAACTGGTTATACGTAAAAGATTAAAAGGTAGAATACTAGACAACCCAGTGTACTTTAATTTAACTTTGATTGACCCTCCATACAATGCAAGATATCTATTTGATAAAAGTTTTTCAATACTTTTGAATAGATTAGAAAAAGAAGAGAAAATAACTAATTTTAAAAAAATAAGTGACAAAGAAATTGAATTTGTAATTGAAAGTGAACAAATTACTAGAATTAAAGAACTGCAACGTTCTTGTGGATTCAAATTTGAGATTAGAAATGCATAAATGGAAAAATTTTTACAAATTTAAAGAAGGTCTCGCTGTGACGAATTTGCTTTACGAACCTCTTGTAAGCAAAGACAAAAAAATTTTTTGTATGAACTGGAACAAAAATCAGTATCATGATAATGAATTCATGACGGAAGAACTATACAACTTTTGGTTTAATCAAGAATGCAAATACCTGTTGCATTTAAGCAACAAAAAATATATTCCTGAAATATTGCTCATGGACACAAAAAAACGTGTCATTGAATTTAGATGGTATGACAAAAATTTAAATGTGATGATAGAAAACAACACAATCAACAAAGTAAAGAACTGGCAGAAGAAGATAAAAGAGATAAAAGATGATTTAGAGAAGGATAACATATTCAAAATTAATATGTACCCACACACTTTCTTTTTTGATGACGAAGGCAACGCACACATAATGGATCTGTATGGTTGCACGGACAAGCATAGTAGATATCTGGACACAAAGTTCTTGAAACCTTTAATACGTGGCACAAGATTCGATAAATTTATAATGAATGAAAGATTAGATACACATAAACTATATCAAGAAACAATAAAAACCAATTATGCAGAGTGGCCTGGAGATTTTTTAAATGCTTAAATTTGTTGGAAATTGCAATAACATAATTGATTGGAATAAAATAATTGCGGGACTAGAAGATCAGACACCTGCTTATGTAGGTCCTAGACATGATGTAGGACAAGAAGTTCCTGGTGTAGAAGAAGTTGCAGGACAATTAAGAGATGCCGGATATAAAATGAAGCATGAAGGTGGAAATGCTAGTTGGGAAATGTATTTGCCCGAAGTTAATTTTGATAAGCAGGTAGTTGAACAGTTTATTGACTTTGTGGGAATGGAAAAGTATACAAATGCCTGGATTAGCATGGTAAAACCTGGTGACGTTGCTCCATGGCATTGGGATATAACAGATGATGAAAAAACTTTAAATGAAACAAAAGAATTTGAGAGGTATCATTGTCACATAAGTCCACCTAGTGACGGACACGTATTAATTGTGGATGACCATTGTTTATATAATCAAGAACAAGGCAATGTTTATAAATGGCCTAGCAGAAAATCATGGCACGCCGGTGCAAATTGTGGATTAGTTCCAAAGTATACTTTAAATGTTTGGGGATAAAATGAAAATATTAATGACAGGACATACTTCACCTATGGGTAAAGAACTATACGCCCATCTAGTAAAGGAACATGAAGTTATAGGAGTCAGTAGAGAGTCAGGATACGATCTTACAAAACAAGAAGATGTAGAAAAGGTTACTGATATGGCTTTAGATTCAGATATCTTTATAAACCTTGCACACGTCAGTTCAGCACAATCGCAAATGCTATTGATGATCAATAATAAATGGAACAAAGAAAGCAGATTGTTCCTTACAATTAGTTTTGGTTCACTGGCAACAAAATTAGACAACGACATTCTACGTGCCGTAAACATAGACAGGCAGTATCTAGCGGATAAGCATAAACTAGATGCAGTCAACAACAGTCTAGCAAATCAAAAACCTTTTGGTGAACAGTGTCAATTCACTTTGGTGCGTGTTTTAAACTATGGTGAAAAGACAGGATCAAGAGAAGGCGAACCAACTTGCAACGTAGACGATATTATTAGGACTGTTGATTATATTATTAGTGAACCTATGTATGTAGGTGTTTTAGATATTAGACGTTTTTAATTCCCATAACTTCACGTAAGTTCTTTTTAAAACCTTTACCATTATTTGAATCCATTAGTGCAATTATGATGCATATGGGTAATGCCGTCAGATAAAATAATGGAATAATTGTATAGTTGATAATAAACCTCATTTGGAAACTTTCATACCACGTGGTAATCCACCGTGTGGTCTTCCGTCCCAAGGATTAAATTTATCTCCATTAACATCTGTATAATGATAGAACACTTGGGCACAGGCTACTCCGTGGAAAGGTTCTCTCCAATGTTCTATATCGCAACCTTTGTATATCATAGCATCACCTGGTTCAAGGTCTACTGCTATTTCGCCTTCATGATTCTTTAACCATATGCTCCATGGTTTGCGTGGCGATTGATTTGAATCGTCCCAATCCAAGCACACTGTCGCTGATATCTCGCAACTAGGTCTATCTGTGTGTCTTTCTAATGTGGCTTTGTTTGTGTACAGTCTATAATAGGAATAAGCAGGAGCAAGTTGCATACCTGTGACTATTTCAATATGTTTGCCATGCATCATCAACATACTGTCCATCAATGGATCACCGTACTGTGAATAATTTCCAGGACATTGTTTGTCTATGAAAGTGCCGTCCCATGCTTCTCTGTATTTTTCTTCGTCGTGTTGTTGTTTTAATTCACAACGTTGGGCACTTAATCTGCAATAATCGTAAAGTGTTTTACACCAATCAGGATCTATCAAACCTCTTATGACTGTGTAGGAGTCTTTGTTAAACTCTGGCATTAGAATACCATTGCGTTCGCATGATTAAAAACCATGGTATATGCAAATACTATCATTAAAATAATAAACACTTGTGGTAATCTATCTAATAAAAATTTTTTCATTTTAGTATTCCGAAATATTTTCTATGCCAAGTTGTTTACGGAACTTGTCTGTGAATACACAATCAATTCGTAATCCGTATTCTTGTTCTGCATTAACTTCTCCACCGTGCCAGTCTTGATCATTCCAGAACGAAGCATTAGAATTAATGTATACTTTGTTTTGTTTTTCAGGATCCCATATGTAGAATCCTCTTTTTGTGTTGTGTCTTATGTGTATGAATTCATTCTTGTGACCACTGTATCCTTGATTGTCTCCGTGCTTTCCATCAAGGTCTCTATGTTCAAAAGGTTTCCCGTCGTGTTCGCAATGGAAGAATATTACTCTGCCTATGCTTTCTATGATGCCCGTGTTTACTAATTCTTTAATCCAAGCAACTAATCCTGGAAAATATTTTGCTTCTTCTGTTAAATTTCTTTCAGTATTCCTTTGATCCCAATCTCCTTCTTCCCAAAGGAAATAATAAATGTAAGGATCCTTTGCACCCAACACAGACTTAAGATATCTTGTGAATTGATTGCGTGTTTTGTAATCTTTTATATTTGCGTACAAGTCGTCACCGTTTTTTCGTATTGGATCACTTTCTGGTAGTGCTTTGTATTCTTCCAAAGCCATATAAATTGGTTTCCAATTTAATTGGTAACTCATATCTTTTGTATCGAATCCAGGTGACATCCAAGTTCCTTCTTTGGCATATTCTCTTGCCAAAGCAAAGCCTCTACAAATTTCTGGATGTAAATTCCTAAAACCTTCTATATCTATGTGTTCGTCTAGTGCTATGTACGGTTGACCGCCAATTCCTCTGATCATACAACTATTTACTTTTAAATACAACACAAAGAAAATATTATGGCATTTCAGTTAATACGTTACTCAGACAATTTGGATTTGACCGAATTCTACAAAACAGCAGAACAAAAAGGGTTTGTCAACAACAGTACCAAAAAAATGTTGGTGGATTCACTGTCCAATGAAGATAGATATATGGTTTGGTTGTTATCATACAAAGGTAAAATTATAGGATCAACTGCGGCTCACAGTTTTCCAGAAATGGGTCCAGACAGTTATAGGATCGCTTGTAGGATATGTACGTTCACAGATGAATTGCCTAAAGAATATCAAATGGTGAGAACACGTGAAACAATTAAAACACACCAAACTACCACGCAACAATTTTTCCAAGTGGCTGGAATTTGTTGGGCAGGGTTTGGAAAAAACTATTATGTGACTACAAATGAAAATGCGGAAGGCACACAAAGGCTAGTGCATTCTATTGTGGCACCTACACTTGAAAGCACAGGTGTCTATACAAAAATTAAAGAACTAGATTACAGAGGCACACGTCAAACTGTATGGCGTGTCAATGCAGATGTATATTTTAAACAATTATATGATGTAAAACAATGGCCCCAAATTATAAATGACATTCACAGATTTTAAATATTACTGGAACAACGTACCGGGAAAAGGATTGTGTAGAAACAATTTAATTTATACTAGCCTGATAAATCATTCTAAAAGTGAATTTTGTATGTGGTTCAAACACGACTCAGAATATCACAAAGGACACGAGCAGGTTGTAGACCAATCTTTAATGGAGTCTAAATATGCAAGGGAAAAGGATTTTCTTTTATCACTTGATGTTGATCATAAAGATCTCATTCCTGAAATAACAAGAATAGATCCAGACCACCAAGCAATCTATTTTAAAATACAAGGCGTGGATTTTTGGGAAGAGAGTCATGGAAAGACTTATGAAGATGTGTTGCCCGATTGGCAAGAACAGATGTTATACATATTTGAAAAACATAAAAAACTTGGAATATACAAATACAGTTTACACCCTAGCAGTTATTGGGTGGTTGATCAGAAACTTAAAAATATAAATTATTTTTTCGCATATCATAACACAGAACCACAAATCACAGTAAAAGATCATTTAAGCCACATATCAATTGAACGTCAAAGTGAACTAATGCCACAGATGGAAAAATTAGGCATTGAAGCAGATAAGACATATCCATTCGATAAACTTCAAATACTATGTTTAGAAAGTTTTAGAAATGTGTATCCAGATTCATTTATAGATAAGGCGATTTCAATTTATAAGTAATAGTATGGAAGATACAAAAACAACCAGTTTGTGCCACATATGTTATAGGCATTGCGTCGCTGAAAGGGTGACTATGCCAGATGGTGTTTATCTAAAAAAGACCTGTGTAGAGCATGGCGAATCAACACATCTTTTGGAAACTGATATTAATTTTTATAATCAATTAGAATATGACAAGTCGGGATACAGCATACCGCAAGGTGTAATGATAGAAGTCACTGACAAATGTAATTTAAATTGTCCACATTGTTATCATGGTCCAGACAACAAAACAATAGACAAGCCTATAGAACAAATACTATGGCAGATAGAAAATAGATTTGATGCCAGTGCTGGTGCTGTGATACTAGCAGGTGCAGAACCAACTGTAAGAAAAGACCTACCAGAACTTATAAGCAGAACAAAAGTTCTATTAAAAGAATTGAAAAGACCTGAAGATGTTTGTATCCTAACGAATGGTGTAAAGTTGGCAGATAGGAAATGGACAAAACAGATAGCGGAAGCAGGTACAACTATGGTAATGATTGGAATGAATCACCATTCTTATCAAGGAGAGAAAGTGCATAAGAAACAATTACAGGCTATTGAAAATTGTAACGCCGAAGGTATTTTTGTTTATTATGTTGGATACACTTTAGAACATATAGATCATATGGAAGAAGTATTGGAAGAAATACAAAGTTTAGGCAATCGTGCATGGCAATATAGAATTAGAGCAGGTTCGGATATAGGAAGATCACCAGATGAGCCACAGTTCTTTTTAAGTGATCACGTGAAATTAATTAAAAGTATTTGCGATAAAAAAGGTTGGACCTGGGAAAAGAAACCTGCGGATGATAATCTATATCATTACATGGTAAACATAAATGGAATACCACACAGAATTATACAATGGAGTGATCCTAAAACAATAGACATGGAACAGTTGCAGTGTGGTCCATGGTGCGACTTTGTGCCTGGCAAACCTGTAACAAATTTCTTACACCAAATAATGCTACGAGATGGTCACGTCAACAAAGGACAACCTTTGCACGACACAGTGCCACCTAAGTATCTTTTCAAACCTGAGGATATGGATTATGAAGTTACTGAATGGACTTGGAAGAGTTGGGAAGAATCAAAAGTAAAACAAAGTTCTATTGTTTAAATCTATAATCTAATTTAGAAGCATCAACTGTAACACTTTGGAAATACATAGTTTCACACAATAACATATCAGCGATCCATTTAGAAACTGCATCGGGATCCATTTTCTCTCCTTCGAAGTCTTCTCCTAGGCGTGTATCTGTCATACCTAAAATTACATTTAATATGTGTGGACCATATTTTTGTATACGGTCTTCTATCATTTTGTTCTGTTCTCTTTTGTTCTGACCATATCTTTCCATATCTGCATTTATATCTTTGTAATTGTAACAGGCTTTAGAACTTATGTTCAATATCTTTTTATCTTTGTTGCCGTCCCATGCCTGTATCACTTCTTCTAATAGTTTTGTTTGTCCTGAATATTCTGACCATGCATTGTTAACAAATACGTCGACGTTGTCCAAACCATCTAATATTTGTTCTCTACCTTCAACGGTATTGATGTCATACCCTGTTGAAAGGCTGTAACCTTCTACATTGTGTCCTAAAGATTTAAAATATTCGTAAAGGCTCCTGCCAAGTCCCCTGGCGTGTCCCGTTATTCGGATGTTCATTGTGAGTTATTAGATTAAGTTGCTCCAAGCACCGTTTTCGTAGCCTTGGAATTTGTTTGTCGTTGTGTTGTACACAATCATTCCGTTTGCGGCTGTTAGAGCATTTATGGCTGTCTGATCCATTCTGCCTAACAATACTTCAGAAGCAAATTGACCATTACCGTTTACTTCTAATTTTTTAGTTGGATTAGTTACATTAATTCCGAAATTACCGTCTTTGTCTAGTACAACAAATTTTAATGTGCTACCATTGTCTGGAGTAGTTGCAATAATTAATTGTCCTGGTACAGCACCACTTGACACTGTTGCATCTGGATCAACACTTGCACTGATCACACTTGATAATTTGTATTGTGAACCATCATATCCGTAGTGTGAATAAGAAAACATAATATCATCTGCCGCAACTGCTGTTGGTGTTACTATTGAACCTTTTGATGTGTATGCTTCTAATGAGTTGTGTGTTGTCGCGTTTGAATCATCTGAATAAATTTGTATTGCCATGTTGTTTGCATGGTCAGTTGAGTTAATTCTAAGACCTACACCGTTCGCTGAACTTGTAGTACCGAATATTACTTGTGAACCTGATTGTAATTGTACAACGTTTCCGTCAAGTGCAATAACACCGTTTGTCATGTAGTCTGAATCACCATCAACTCTTAATGATGAATCGCTACCAAATAATGAACCTTTAACATCTCCAGTTACTGGACCTGTATGTGTTCCTGCTGTGTTACCTGTAACGTTACCAACGACAGCACCAGTTAAGTTTGCTGTCACTGTTCCTGCGTTTGCATTTACAACTACTGTTGAATTGTTTGATGTAATATTACCTGTGAATGAAGCCGCTTCTATTTCACCTGTTGCAACAATACCGTTGAAGTAACCTGTTCTCCAAGCGGCAGTGGTTGTTCCTAAATCTCTTGTGTTTGTAGCATCTGGCGTGATGTTTGATGGTACACTCAAATATTGTGCTGATAATGTTGTGTCTACTTGATTACCACCTACTGTTGAACCGTCTCCAACAAATAGTTTTTTGGTGTCTGTAGTGAAGATAAGTTCACCTGCTAAAGGTGTGATACCTTGTCTTTGTGCGTCTGTACCTCTTCTAATCTGTAATGCCATTTAAGTAATGCTCCTAATGTATGTAGTATTTATTCTACTTATATAATTGCTGGAGTCTTTATTTTCGCTTTTTAAGGAACGTTTTAGTGCGTTTTGTTATGTCTGCTTTAACTTTATTCGTATCGAGCCTAAAATCAACGTTTTTGATATCATCCCCATAGGTTTTGAATAGATCGCCTATGGTTTTTTCCAGTTCTTTGTTGGTCATCTTTTGTCTGTTTGGTTTAAGCCTAATCTCCCAGTTTTTGCCATCTTTAAATGATACTTTAATAGACAGCAAATACTCTACAGGGATAGACTCAATAGATAAGTCGCCGAATACTTCCGGCCAATGTTGCACCACTTCCCTAGGCAATTTCTTTTTCGTAAATTTGACCACGACAGACACTAGACTTACTTAGACTTTTTTGCTGGTGATAACGCCTCTGCTTCTTTACGAAGTTTTGCCGCTTCTTTGTAAAAACGATCTGCGTTACTTCTCATCTGACCTGCTAGTTGTTCATCACTCAAAGGTTGGTTAGGCGTATTTCTTGACGTCTGTGATTGTGCCACAACAGTAGCCTGATCTGGTTGTACTGCTAGGTCATCAATCGCCACACCTTTTTGTTCTGCGATGATTTTATTCAACTCATCCAACTGTACTGAATCAGTAGGTGTAGGTGTCATCATAACTGTGTCCGTTGGAACTTTCTGCATAAACCCACCTGTGTGGAATTTAATCAACATACTTTGTCCATCTGGAGTTAAGTTTCTACCTAATACTTCATGTAATTCAAAAGCAGTTTGACCTGCGTTAGATTCGATAACTTTCATTAAGGCATCGTGATCTAATGGATCAATTTTTGACGTTTGAATAACAACCGCTGATTTACTGTCACCTGGAACAGTTCTGTAGACAACGGCAACTTTTTCGTTGCTACCTTTCATTTGCCCTACGTGTTTTATTTCAGCCATTATTTTTTCTCCGCTTCTTTTTTGTCACCTTCTGCAGGGACCTTGGCATCCTTTTGAGATTTTTCTACAATCTTCAAAAAGCCATCTAGTTTATTGAAAGTGGTTCCTACTGCCGCCATCTCGTTGGCTTTGAAGGCTCCACGTTGACTCGCCACATCTATTATTGACCTAATCACAGTTAAGTCTTGAACAGTCAATTCTGCTCCAGCGCCGGCTTGTGCCTTTGCTTCTGCAGGTGCTTGTCCTGTAACTTCTGCGGGTGTAGGAGATGTAACCGTCTTTGTATTGTTTGTATCTGACATTTTAAAATGCTCCTTTATATTTGTATATACAAAGGTATTTACTGACGTTGTATGTAAGGACAACTAAGATTGAATATAGACAGTTCTTTTGAGTTTTCGAATGCTACCAAAAAATAATTTTTTATTAAGCCGTGAGTGTCGACATCGAGATGTTTACCAATATAATATCTACCTTTTAGGTTTTCCAAAATCCATTTTTCCATGTGTTCACTTGTTTCGGTATGATCAAAATTTATTTTGAGCATTTGAAGACCGTCAGGTTTTTTGGTTATCTTTCTACATTCGAAAAAGTTAAGTGGATTTGGTTCTTTAGTTTTTGAAAACATTATCCATCATAGTGCACCGTTGTACCAAAAGGTGCTTCCATATTTTTATCATGATGGTCATTAATTAAGAACAAAGTATCACAGTATGAATCGTCTCCCCAACTCTCCCAAGGATAACCATCTGTGAACATTATAAATTTCTTAGGTTGTATGTCATTCTCTTTCATGTATTCAAAATTAGCATCGAAGTCAGTACCACCGCCACCTTGTATTTCATAACTTTGTAAATCACCTTCGTGCGGAGTAATATCTTGTTCATTGTGTATCTCAGTATCAAAACACCATATTTTAATTTTGAAATCTCTGTATTGATCCATAATACCTTGCACCTCACCTAGGAAGTCTCTTGTTTGTTCTTCCCTAATAGAACCTGAAGTGTCTATTGCTATACAAAGGTCTATTGTTTGTTCATTCAATGTACCTGGTAATATAACACCTGAATGCCAACCTTTCCTGCTAGGTCTTGCCCAACTGTAATCATTTTTAAGCACACTATCAATCTGTTGCTGAAGTAATTCTCTCCAGTTCATTTTAGGTTCAGTGAACTGATTAATAATTCTTTTAATTGCCTCAGGTAAGTTTTCTTTACCTGCCGCTTGAGCAGATTGTATCATGCTTTCTTTTATTTCATCTTTAATCTTATCCATCTCCGCTTTAGTGTATGTAGGTTGCGAGCCACCTTTTTTATCTTTGTCCTTGCCTTTACCTGCACCAGCACCTTGTTCTTTCTCCCAATCAATGTGCTCATCTAAAAGTTTACCTAATTTCTCCATAGCCTTTTTACCTTTTTTGTATATGTCATCATATACTGCTTCTGAAGACCAACCACTGTATTTGTAGTCTTGGAATATCTGTATGTCTTTAGGTTTCTCTCCAATGTTCTGATCCATTAAAGTATTGTTCACAATATAATCACAAGCGATGTTATGTAATTGTGGTTCTCTGTCTTCTCTTCTTTTCATATGATCAAATACACAATGAAGAATTTCATGTGCAATAACGAATTCAATTTCTTTAGTATTCATCTTGTTGAAGAATTCAGTGTTGTAGTATAAATGTCTTCCATCAGTTGCGGCAGTTGGACACCAGTCATCACATTCTTTAATGATTAGTCTAGTTGCCATATTGCCAAAGAAAGGATGTCTTAAAAGCAATCCAACTCTGGCTACAATAATTTTATCTAATACTTCTGCTCTCATACTTTCTAATTGTGCAGGAGTAAGTTCTACTGGTTGTTCTGTTTGTTCTATAATATCTGTTGTCATGTTCATAATTCCTATTAGTGTAGGGCACCCTAAGATGCCCTACTTAACACCTTAGTTAGTACTCTGTGCGGCAGTAATATACTTGCCGTATTTTTCGTGGAACTCATCGAAGCATTTGACTGCATCAGGATCAATAGGTAATTGATACTGAGTTAATGCCATCTTGATACCCATAACAACAAGTTCTGTATCAAAATTATCCATCATAAATCTAAGAAACTTGCTGACCTTGTCATTAAATTTCTTATCTTTTTTATCGTTTGCTTCTTTTAGTTCATAACATAGCGAAACCGTAAGGGAGTACATTGCTGATATTTCTTTCGATTTCATTTCTGTTATTTTGCCTTCCAATATCTCGGAAGGATTAGGTAGTTCTGATGCTACCTTTCTATGAGCCATGAACTTAACTGCAAGTCCTTCGCCCACTGCACCACTGACTAAATCAGTAACGGTGTTCTCATCTAAATCATCTGAAAGCAATTCACTTACAAATGACCAAGATCTCGGAGTAGCAAATGACCTACTTGGAGACTTTGGATCAAAGTCATATAAGTCCTTTTTGCTAAAAGTCAAATAACCAACAACATCTTTGTGAATGTTGTGTTCAACTGCCCACTCAAACCAGTCATCAAATTCTGGCTTCATTTCTAAGTGGATAAATCTGTTAGCCAACGGAGCAGGCATTCTATATACAACACCTTTGTCTGCTTCTCTATTACCAGCCGCACAAATTAATACGTTATCTGGCAATTCATATTGACCAACTTTTCTGTTTAATATAAGTTGATAAGCCGCCGCCTGCACACTAGGTGCCGCGGAGTTCATTTCATCTAAAAACAAAACAATATTTTTGTGCTTCTTCGCTTCTGCTTTTGTTGGCAATTCCGAAGGTTGTGCCCAAACCATATTATTTTCTTTTGAGTTGAAATATGGAATACCTTTAATATCTGTAGGCTCCCATAAACTTAATCTAATATCAATCACGTGTGCATCGATATTCTTTGCAATTTGGTGGATCACTTCCGATTTACCTATTCCAGGGCCTCCCCATACAAAGATAGGTCTTTTAATCTTCAGTGCGTGTAAGATAGACGCTTTACACTTATTTGGCGATAATTGCCTAGTGCTTAAAGCATCTACTTCTGGTGAACTTTTTCTTCTTGGCATTTTTTGTACTCCTATTAGTTTGTTGTTATAGTTTAATAATATATTCTAGTACCAAAAAAGTCAACCAGAAAGATAGGGTAAAAACGTCAGTGATTATGCGGGTCATTTGCCCTGTGGATAACTATTCTTGCGTTTCTAGGCGGGATAGTGCTTTATTCAAACCATATTTCCTAATATCTCCCGAAAATAGCATTAGTTCCATTGCTTTCTTTTCATTGGTCACTATTACGCCATCATCTGCTAGATAATATGGAGTGTCTAAATATTTGTCTAAAAATATGATTACTTGAGTGGTAAGGTTGAAGTCATTGGGAAAAGGCACATCATAAGTTTGAAGTTGTAGTTTTTCCTTAATGAATGTTATACCTTCATCTGTCAATCTCAATCCACCAAAGTTTTTGGATCTACTGTTCTTCCACCACATTGGCATATACTCCTTAAGAGTATTTTCACCAATTGCTATATTGGCATTTTTTAAGAAGATTTTAGTATAGGTTTCTTTCCAGTTCATTTTTCACTTACAGTTTCACCTTGGGTTAATTTAACCACCGTGAATTCTGTAGTGTTGAATAGTGTATTCAATTTCTTCGCTAGATTAAATGCGTGTCCAGGGTTGGAAAAACTAACCTTTTTGTATTTAGGTCCTGGGTAGTTGTTAAGCAAATTTGCACTTTTAAGATTAAACGGTTTGCCCTTATAGAACACTGCCCAAATTCCTTCAGCCGCTAGGATCTGCTCAGACTTGTAGTCTTTCTTATTTGTGTACTCTAAAAGTACTGTTGGTTTAGGTCGACTCATAATTTTGCAAATATATGAGTATTTATCGAATTTATGGATGTGTTATAGTTTACCGCCGTCTACTTGAACGTTTACAGTTTCATCTTTCTTTGCTTCTGCGGTATTATTATGGGCCATTAAAGCCTCATAATCCCCCGCTAGACGGGCCAGTACTGTGGCTAGGGTATATGTGATATGCTTGGCTGTATTGATGTCTATACGCACTTCTTTTTGATTACCCATGTCAGCACCTTTAACTTGCTCGATGAATCTTTGTAAACTTGCGGTGTTAAGTGGTTCTTTTGTTTGCATTTGCCAACTCCGTTTTCATTTCTAAAATAGTTCTAAATGGTCCTTTGAATGGATACCTTTCCAGTGTAAGTAATTTAGGACAGTAACTTCTAACCCATCCTTTTTCAAATTTGATTATGTAATAACCTGCACAATACAGGCTTTTGGATTTTTTACTTTTGTTAAACAGTGGCAGTTTACGTTTTACATCAAATACCATGTTGTAAGGAACGAACTTGCTAGGGTAATCATAAACATCATTTTTCTCTGACTCAACAGGTCCTGGTGCTGATAAACTTGTACCCCACATCCAATCACCTGTAAAACTTTTTTGGAGTGCGTCCACGTTGTCAAATATTCTTGTTCCTGATTCACAACTAAACATAAAACGTCTGTCTTCTTGTTTACATATAGTTCCAACTTTCTTACCGTCCGATTCTAGTATCCAGAATCTATTTTCTAATATAGGCTTTGCGTATAGTTTGTTTGTCATGCCGTTACCTCTTCTTTAACATATTTTGCGTTTAATGGTTCTGCATAACTTTGAGGATAATCAGCGATCCTTTGTAAATCCCATTTGGCACAAAATTTAATAAGTTTTAATCCTACTTGTTCTATTGCTTTAGTTTCTGCACTTCCCACTGTTTCTTTTATAATAGTTTTGATTTCATCTGGCTGTGCTGACAAATCACATAGTGTAACATTTCTTTGATAATCATCTATTACTCTATGTTCGAATCCTTCATGATCTACCCAACGTTGCAACATCATATTATTCCAACTATAACCTTTTGAATTCCTATCTTCGAATGCTTCTGTTAGACCAACTTTAGTTTTCGTACCTTTTGTACGCACACCTGGATATGCTGAAAACACATTGTCAGCAGTATCACCTCTCATACATTTTTCAAATAATAACCATTGTGGATTAGGAGCAGGTCTTTCTTCTCCTGTTTTCTTGTCTTTAACTCTGTTGCCTTTGTCGTCAAAGTATCCTTCGTGTGTGATTGTAATCTCTTGAACACCATTATATTGTGCAACATTTGGAGCAATCAATTGAGCAAAGTCACCATCTGTGCTTATAATAAAGTGATTGTCGTTAGGATGTGCTTGTACCCAACCTGCAATTAAGTCATCTGCTTCAAGTTGCTTATTTTGTAGAACTGTGCAATTAGTCTTCTGATCTATGAAGTCTTTGAAGTTATCGAAAGTTTCCCAAAACACTTCATCCTCTTCAACCTCTTTCTCTGTTCTGGCATCTCTAACGTTCTTTCTATTCCTTTTATAAGGCTCATAAAAGTCTTTACGCCAACTTCTACCTTCCAAACAAAATACAACGTGATCTCCTTTAAAGTCTTGCCATACTTTTCTAATGCTATTAAAGGTGATATGCAACGCCATACCTATCTTACTGTCCAAATCGCTCTGTATAGCGAACTTGGATCTAAAGAAAGTATTTGCAGTATCAACTAAAATGTAGTTCATTATTCAATATCTATTCTAACTATGTGTTTTCTTAATTCTTTTACAAAGAACTCCAACTTATCAATCATAGAAATTAAGTCTTTATCTGTAATATATCTACTTCGTTC